CACACCGCCATGCGCTCGATAACCTCACGCTTTACCAGCATGAAGCCACCAGGCAAGCCTTCTACCTTGTCGGTCACCTTCACCGGAAAATGCTCGAATTCGTCCATCTTGATGGGGTACACGCCGCCGATAATGTCTTTGTCAGCCGCGATCATCTTCCTGGCCGCGTCAGCAGGCCAGCCCACATCAGAATCAATTTGCAGCATGTGCGTACAGTCGGAGTGCAGGAAAATGTGCGCCAGCACATCACGCGCAATATCAATCCAGTGCATCCCGCATAAAGACTTATAGGCAGTCTTTATCCCATTACTTTGCAAATCCTTAATCGTTCCGACCAGCGATTCAACATACTCGGAGCAATAGGACGCTGTATAGGTGGGCGAAGCAATAAACAGCCTCACTTCGCCCTTACCCATTACGATGCGATCAGGCCAAGTTCTTCAAGCGCAGCAATGACTGCGTTGCACTTGGTGATAGCTGTTGCGGCATCGGTCGCGTCAGCGATTGCAGCCGGTTGATCAACAGGAGTTGCGCCGAAAAAGCCAAGTTTCTCCGTAGAGGCTTTGCCAATCTGTGCGCCATCCGGCGAGTTGTAGGTCACTTGTTCGTATGTAGCCATTTCAATTCCTTGTAAAAAATTAGGGGAGCCGAAGCCCCCCTATTTATTAAGATGCAGCAGAGCCAATCATCCGGCAAGCCCATGCAGGCCGTAAAGCTGCCATTCCGTATAATATATCAATACGCATCAGCAATTCATCGTTGCGAATGTCGGACGCTTGCCATACACGCATAGACAAGCCATCTTGAACCCTGCGAACGCACTTATGCGCGTCATCCATCAATGGCAAATCTGCCGTGACGAACTGGAACGCCTCTTTGTGGTACATCAAAGGCTGCATATAGCTAGCCGATGCAGAGCCGACGAAAGTCATAGCCTTCGCGTTGAAGTCTGCTACAGCCAGCGCAGCACTAGCAGCAGAGCAAACATTCTGCTTAGGGCCGGTCAGGTAGATGGATGGAGAAACAGCCGCGCTTACTGCGCCAGTTGCCGTAATGGTGAACTGTTGCAGATAGCCGTAGGACTTCTTAGTTTCAGGGTGACAGGCGTAAACGCCAGCAACCGTAAACACTGAGCCAACAACCTGCTTGGCTTGCGCAAGGTCTACGCTTACAGCAATCGAACTGCCACCATCGGTGACAAGTGCGTCGGCGTTAGTGTTGGCGGTCACATCGTCCGAGTTGGAGAGCGTCCAGATGCGCTCGTTCTCGTAGTAATCAGCCATAGCGGTGCGAGCAATCAAGCCCTCGCGGTATTGCTTGCTAATGTCGCCATTCGGAGCGAAATAGGCAGCAGTACCGTTGACCAACGCGCCCATCGTGACGGAATCCATCTGGATGTAACGGTTGTCCTTCGGGGCAAGGCCTTGATTCAGCTTCGCACGAGCCGCACCGGGAACGGTGAGGTTAGCGATAGCAGTACCAGCAGAGCCAGCGACATTGTAGGTGGCCTTCGTCGCATAGGCGAGATAGTCCGATTCAATGCCGGAAATCAGGGTCGAGATTGCAGGCTCAATATAGCGCTTGCTGAATTCGTCAATAGACAAAGACAGTTCAGCAGAATTGAAGCGCATATCGACACCGTCCTGCGTTGCAACGGTGATGGTTTGCGAGGTTTCGGCCTGATCCTGAACATCCATGATCTTTGAGCCTTGTCGACGCGTGTACTGGTTCGGGTTGCGAACGCGGAGCGTCGAACCTACCTTTGCGCCAGTCTTGCCGAAAGAATCGTCATATTGACGGTCAGTCGTGCCGATGAATTGGGATTTCTCGTGCGCAATGCGCAGCGATTCCCGCGTGACCATATCAATGGTCAATACAGAGTTAGCCATCTTGTTTATCCTTTATTTCGTTGCGCAATCTGACGGCGACGCCATGCTACGAATTCGGCGTCCGTCATTTGTGCGGGGTCTTTGGAGGTTTTTGCAGAATTGCCACCAACCGTCTTGACCGGCTTTGCGGTCACTTCGGGCTTGGGCTTTTCCGATTGCTTTGCCATTAGCTGCCGACCGACCCATGCATCGTGTAAAACTTTTACATGGCGCGGGTCCATAACTCCACTCAGTTCGTGAGGCTGGAATCCATATTCCTTAGCCGCGTGACTTGAGATTTGTTGTGCCATTTCTGGCGACCAGCCTTTGATGTCGCGCTCAAGAACCTGGCGAGCTTCTTCGAGTTGCTTGGCACTTATCTGCTGCGCCTCGAAATTTCTCTGTTGTTCCCGCTGCTGCAACTGTGCCGCCGTCATTTGGCGACCTTCCTTTAACTGCTGATACTGATTCCATAGCTGTGAAGCCTGAAACGGGTCTTGCGCGTTCAGGGTGTTCCAGTCAACGGATGCGTATTGATTGATCTGTTCGTCAATCGCTACTAACTGCGCAAGGCCTTGCAAGTGCTCTTGGCTTGCTTGCGCGTATTGATTGCGCATGGCCTCGACAGCGCGTCGTTCCTCTGCCACGGCCTGCGTTTTGCGGGTGTAATCCGCTTGAAACATCAGAGCCTGCTTAAGCTCTTTGGGGATCTTGTATTTCTTCCCCTCGTGTTCAACTTCCTCTGTTTCTTCTACCTGCGAATCACCTACATCTTCATCGCCAGAGTCCGTTTCATCGTCTAAGACTCCATCGTCTAAAACTTCATCGTCAACTACGGTTTCATCCGAATGGTTGGTCTGGGTTTCGTCCGTCATTCATCACTCCTTGAGGGTTGGTGATTGCCCTTGATTGGGCATAAAAAAACCGCCCGAAGGCGGTTGGTTAGGTTGTTGCTGTTGTATAGGCGGCGCACCCATTAGGATGTCCGGCGAAGCTAGCACCTGCTGGATGGTCTGCATGACCATTGCCTGCACCTGTTCTGGCGACATACCCGCGCCGACTGCTTTAATGCGATTCGTTTCTGCGTTGTAAGCGTCAATGTCCACTTTGCGGGTTTCGATGCCCTTATCGTCCATTGCCTCTTTCAGCTTGCCCTGCAATTGCTGGATGGCTTGCTGCATCTGCTTAACCGCTGGGTCTTGCCCTTTAATCCCCGGCGGTAATGCGGCTTCCATGCGCTTGGCAATCTCGTCAGCACCAGGCCAGTCTAGATTTTTCGCCAGCAAGTCACCGATAAGCGGAGCAGCCTGCGGGAATGCCCTCACCAGTTCAATCATCTGATTCGCGGCTTCTTCGCGCTTCGTGTTGTACGATGGGCCGGTTTCGACGGTCAGGTCATACTTGCCTGCGCCAAGATCGAATATGTGCTCGACGCCTTCTTCGGTCAGCGTTGGCTTGCCAAGCGGGATGGCTTTAGGCTTGCTGTCCTGCCCCAAGACGCGGATCACCCGCTCACCCGTATAGACATGGGGGATCAGGTCAATCAACACCCTGCCAGCGTGTCTAATCGCCCTCGATAAGTTATCAATGAAATGGAATGTAGATGTGTCGCCTTCTCTTTGTCTTGCGAGAATTGCCCTGCCGCTGGTTTCGTTGCTTCGTTGACCAAGCGATGCGTCATACAAGCCCATGATCGACTTCATATCGTCACTAGCCGCTGCCGCCTCCTGCATCGCGCCAATCGCGCCGCCTGAATCCAATGGCTGGCGTTGTGGTGCAATCGCGCCGCCGTATTCGATATATGACCAGTTTTTCGTGTTCGCTGTAGCCCACTTATCGGCGTCATGGTCAAACGCGCCCTTCGGCCCGATATATGGCACTCTCGGAGCAAGCGCGACCAATTCCGTGGAAGTGGTACGCCAGTAGTTGAACATCCTTGCGGGGTCTTTGGCGTCTGCGACCAATGACCGGAAATACCGCTTGCCCTCGACATTGACCTCATCACCATACACCGGAATGATGGGGATGTATTTGCCGACCCAATCGTTTTCTTCCAGCACTTCAGCGCCGGTCATAATCTTTTGCGTGACTTTCCACGACTTGACCATGCGATCAGCGACCACTTGTATCTGCATCAGGTCGAACAGGTCTTTCTGCGCCAGATACTGCTTTTCTGGAAGGATAATGCCGTCAGACAAGCGCAGAATCTTGCGGTCAACCTCGTCACGCGACCACCACTCGGCAGTCATGACGGAATCTTCTTCGATCCACGGGCTTGCTAATCCTTCGTAATCATCCCAGTTGACCGCTTCCGCGCCCTTCCACTTGCGCTTGAAATCGGATTTCTTGACCATCTCGGTCACGAACGCGACATTCCAGTCGGACGAATCAGCAGCAACCGAATGCGGGTCGCCAAACACGGTAAACGGGTTTACAACGCGCTGAATCTTGATGTCTAGGTCAAATGAATCATCGTGCGTGTAGTCAATGCCGATGCGGAAATAGCCAAATCC